TCACGGATACGATTTTTTCCAAAATGTTGAAGGTTCCGATGCCAAAAAAACCACAGCCGCCAAAAACGGAAACCAAACTAGAACCGAAACTGCCGGCAGACATCATCAAGGATGCATTGACCAAAAACCTGCAACCCTTGGAATATATGCTCGCCGTTATGAACGATCCGTATGCCGACCGAACCCGTCGTGACCGCATGGCTATTGCGGCGGCACCCTACTGTCACCCCAAGATGGCCGACCAGCGACTGGGCAAGAAAGACCAGGATGCTGAGGCTGCGGAAACGGCCGGCATTGGCACGCCGTGGGCGGCCGATGTTGAGTTTGAGATCCGCGCCAACTGATGCTGACAAAGTCCTGGGACACCGCCTGCCTTGACTGGGAGGAACGCCTCCTCGACGGCCGTTCGCTGGTGCCAGAACTGCCGCTGTTCGAGGCAGAGGCGGCGAGGGCGCTGAGGTGTTTCAAGCGGTTGCGGTTGCCGGATGTGATCGGCACGCCGACCATGGAAGAAGCGTGCGGGGAATGGTTCCTGCCGATCGTGGCGGCGCTGTTCGGCAGCTTGGACCCTGCGACCAATGTCCGGCATATCAGCGAGGTGTTCCAGCTAATCCCAAAGGGAAACTCGAAGTCCAGTAACGGCGGCATGGTGATGTTGACGGCCATGATCGTCAACCGGCGCCCGGAAGCCGGGTTTATGATGGTTGCGCCAACCATGGAAATCGCCGGCATTGCGTTCAAGCAGGCGAAAGGGACGATCCGGCTGGACAAGACGCTGTCTGATTTATTCCACATACAGGACAATCTGAAGCGCATCACGCATCGGGTCTCTGGTGCGACATTGCAGATCAAGGCGGCGGATACCGACATCATCACGGGCAGTCTCGCCGTTGGGACCATGATTGACGAAACTCACGTGTTTGCCAGCAAGAGCAAGGCCGCCGAGATCTTCATTGAATTGCGCGGCGCTCTGACGAAGCGGCCGGACGGGTTTCTGTTTCAGACCACGACGCAGAGCAAGGCGCCGCCGGTCGGGGTGTTTGCGTCCGAACTGGCGATGGCGCGCAACGTGCGCGACGGCAAGGCGCGGATGCCATTGCTGCCGATTTTATACGAACTGCCCGAACGGCTGGCGCGGGACGACGGCTGGAAGAACCCGGAATACTGGCCTCTGGTCAATCCGAACCTGGGCCGATCAACCAATGCGGACTTCCTGGCGCGCGAGGTGATGCGGGCCGAGGCTGACGGGCCGGCGGCGGTGGCGCTGATTGCAAGCCAACATTTCAACGTCCAGATCGGGATGAGTTTGCGGGCGGATGGCTGGGCCGGCGCCAATTACTGGGGCCGCGGCACCGAGAAGGGGTTGACGCTGGACGACGTGCTGGATCGCTCGGAAGCGGTGGTGATCGGGATTGACGGCGGCGGGCTGGACGACCTGCTCGGCATCGCGGTGCTCGGGCGCGAGAAGGATACCAAGACGCATCTGTGCTGGACGCACGCGCTGGTCTCGCCGGAAGGGCTGGAACGGCGCAAGGCCAATGCCGCGTTCTACGATCGGTTCTCGGCCGATGGGGATCTGACGGTGGTCAAGGAATTGCCTGACGATATTTCGTTCGTGATCGACGTGGTCGACAAGGTCAAGCACAGCAAGAAACTTGCCGGCGTCGGTGTGGATGCGATCGGGATCGGCGGCATCGTCGATAGCCTCGCGCGCATCGGTGTCACGCAGGAGAACAAGCTTCTGGCCGGCGTGCGGCAGGGCATCTCGCTGATGGGCGCCATCAAGACCGTCGAGAGAAAACTGGTGGACGGCTCGTTCAAGCACAACGGCTCGGCGCTGATGGCGTGGTGCGCCGGCAACGCGCGGATCGTGCCGACGCCGACCGGGATGCGGATTGCGCGCGACGACAGCGGGTTCGGCAAGATCGATCCTCTGATGGCGCTGTTCAACGCGACGGCGCTGCTCGCGCTCAACCCGGCGCCGGAAAAGAAGCCGGAAGTCCGGATGTTTTTCGCCTAGAGGATCACACCATGCTGAACCGTGCTTACAGCCTGCTTCAAATCAAGCGGGTGGACGAAGACGCGCGCGAGATCACCGGGCTGGCGACGACGCCGGCGGCGGACCGCATGAAGGACGTTGTCGAGCCGGAGGGCGCGCAGTTCAAGTTGCCGATCCCGTTGCTGTGGCAGCACGACGCTGGCAATCCGATCGGCCAGGTTACGCAGGCTAAAGTCGGCAAGGCAGGCATCGAGATCACGGCGAAGATCGCAAAAGGCGTCACCGCCGAGATCGACCGCGCCTGGGCATTGATCAAGGCCGGGCTGGTGCCCGGCCTTTCGATCGGCTTCCAGCCGATCGAGCATGAGGTCATCAAGGAAACCAAAGGCCTTCGTTTCAAGAAATGGTCGTGGCTGGAATTGAGTTGCGTCACGATCGCGGCGAACCAGGAAGCCAGCATCACCATGATCCGTTCGATCGACACCGCGCAGCGGGCCGCGTCAGGCCGCAATGCTGGCAGTGTCGTCAGACTGAACCAGCCGGGCGTCACCGGACGATCTCAACCTGATGTCCCGGAGGACACAAAAATGAAAACGACAGCAGAACAGATTACGCAACTGGAAGCCAAGCGGATGGCCTCGGCCGCGCGCATGGAAGCCGTGATGCAAAAGAGCATCGACGAGGACAGAACCGCTGACGAGGCGGAAGGCGATGAATTCGACAACCTCAAGGCCGAGGTTGCAGCGATCGACAAGCAGCTCAGCCGGCTGCACGATGTCGAGAAGGCACAGGCGCAGTCCGCACGACCGGTGGCTGCGTCGACGCACCGCGCCGCCGCGGAGTCGCGATCCTCGCAGATCGTGGCCGTGCGATCTCCGGTGCCGAAGGGCATCGGGTTCATCCGTCTGTTCGGCGCCCGTTACCTGGCGCGCCAGGACGGCGTGCATCCGGCCGAAGTCGCGCGGTCGAAGGGCTGGGGCGAGGACATCGAGGCCGTGCTGCGGATGCCGCAGGACATCGTGCAGCGTGCTGCAGTGGCTGTCGGCACCACGACCGACGCGGTATGGGCGGCGCCACTGGTGACGCTGAACAACCTTACGGCGGAGTTCATCGAACTGCTCTATGCGGCATCGATAGTGAACCGCATTCCAGGCCTGACGCGGGTGCCGTTCAACATCAAGGTGCCGCGCGAGGTCACCGGCGCCGGGGCCAACTGGGTCGGCGAAGGCAAGCCCAAGCCGGTCAGCGCAATGGCGTTCGACAGCGTGACGCTGACGTTCAACAAGATCGCCGGCATCGTGCCGATCACGGTCGAGTTGATGCGGTTCTCGTCGCCATCGGCGGAAACCCTGATCCGCAACTCGCTGGTGCAGGCCATCACCAAGCTGGTCGACACCACGTTTCTCGACCCGGCGGTGGCGGCGGTGACCGGCGTCTCGCCGGCCTCGGTGACCAACGGCGTGACTGCGATCCCGTCGACCGGCACCACGCCGGAGGCGCTGCGCACCGATCTCTACACGCTGCTGTCAACCTATGCCGTCGCCAACCAGTCCACCGACGGGCTGGTGCTGGTGATGCGTTCGTCACTGGCGCTCGGCATCGGCATGAGCCGCAACGCATTCGGGCAAAAGGAATTCCCTGACATGACCAAGGACGGCGGCACGCTGGAAGGCATTCCGGTGGTTGCATCGCAGAACGTGCCATCCGGCACGGTGATTGCGATCAACGCGCCGATGATCCTGATGGCGGACGATGGCGGCGTGGACTTTAGCGTTTCCACCGAGGCGTCGCTGCAGATGGACAGCGCACCGGATTCGCCGGCTTCGGCGACCACTGTCATGGTTTCGCTGTGGCAGCACAACATGGTCGGTATCCGGGCGGAGCGCTTCATCACCTGGCTGAAGGCCCGCACCGGGTCGGTGCAGTACCTTTCCGGCGTTACCATCAATCCGGGATTTGACGAGGAAGCAATCACGTCGCGGCTGCGTGATGAAGAAGAAGCGGCCCGGCTCGAACAGTCGAGCCGCCGGGACCAGCAGATCGAGATGGAGCGATCGAGCCGCAGGGACCAGCAGCCGCGATAGACTGAACAAAATTTGCCGGTCGATCCGAAAGGGTCGGCCGGGTTTCTTCTTTAGGGAGGGTGCGATGGTCAAGGTGACGGCGCGACAGCGCGTCTATTACGCAGGCAAGGAATATGCGCCGGGAGAGGATTTCGACGCCACCGAACGGCACGCTCTGCAGCTCGGCGCGATCCGCAAGGTGATGCGGGCCGAGGTGGCGCCCGAGGCAACGGCCGAAGAACCGCCGGTTGACGAGGCGGTTGAGTCGCCGCGCAAGGGCCGGATCAAGCGCCGCGACATGAAGGCCGAGGACTGACATGAAGCTGTTCGGCCTGCCCGTTCCCTTCACCGGCGAAGGGCAGAAAGCGCTGAATGCCGTGGCGACAAATGCTGTGCCGGTCAACTCCAGCCGTGGCGGCTGGTATCCGGTCGTCGGCGAACCGTTCACCGGCGCCTGGCAGCGCAACATGGAGATCAGCGCCGAGAGCGCGGCCAGTTTTCATGCGGACTTTGCCTGCAAAACCCTGATTGCCCGCGACATCGCCAAACTGCGGCTGAAACTGGTCGAGAAGGATGCCGCCGGCATCTGGTCCGAGGTGAACAACCCGGCATTCAGTCCCGTGCTGCGGCGGCCGAACGATTACCAGACCCACAACCAGTTCTGGGAATGCTGGGTGCTGTCGAAATTGTCGCGCGGCAATACCTACGTCTTGAAGGAACGCGACAACCGCAACGTGGTGATAGCCCTGCACGTTCTCGACCCGACGCGGGTGCAGCCGCTGGTCGGCGACAACGGTGCGGTGTTTTATCGGCTGCACAACGACAACCTGGCCGGCGTCGGGGACATCACTGTGCCGGCGCGCGAGATCATCCACGACCGGATGAATTGCCTGTTTCATCCGCTGGTCGGGATTCCTCCGATGTTCGCATCCGGGCTTGCCTCGATGCTCGGATTGAATGCGCAGCGGGCCAGCGCATTCCTGTTCGAGAACGCTTCCACACCGGGCGGCATCCTGACATTGCCGGCCGGGATCAGCCCGGAACAGGAGCAACAGGTCAAGGAGCAATGGGAAGGGCGTTTCTCGCGGGTGAACATCGGCCGCATCGCCATCCTGGCGGGCGAGGCCAAGTATGAAAAGGTCGCCATGACCAACGTCGAAGGCCAGATGGTCGAAAGCCTGAAATGGTCGGCCGAGGTGGTGTGCAGCGTCTACCATGTGCCGCCCTACAAGGTCGGCGTCGGGGCGTTGCCGTCCTACAACAATGTGCAGTCGCTCAACGTCGAATACTATTCGCAGGCGCTGCAAAGCCATATCGAGGAGATCGAGGAGGCGCTGGATCATGCGCTCGGCATCGGCTGGGGCGAAGGTCTCGGTACCGAGTTCGACACCGAGAACCTGCTGCGGATGGATTCAGTCACCCAGATCACGGCGATCCAGCAGGCGGTCGGCGCCGGCGTGATGGCGCCCAACGAAGGCCGCAGTAGGCTCGACCTGAAGCCGGTCGACGGCGGCGAGAGTCCATATCTGCAACAGCAGAACTATTCGCTGGCGGCACTGGCCAAGCGCGATGCGCAGCAAGATCCGTTCGCGGCGAACGCACCACCGCCGGGACCACAGCCAGAACATGGCGACGAGCCGGCAGAGCCTGATCCGCAAAAGCTCGCAGCCATGTTCACCATGGAATTAAGGCAAGCGAGGGCGAGACATGCCGCCGTCGCCTGAAATCATTACCGGCGGCGCCAGGGGCGGCGTGTGGAATTTCCATGCACTGAACGTCGACACCAACACATCGCCTGTGTCAGGCCGCTTTCGCACCAACACCGGCGCCTATCGCGGCGCCAACCAGATCGCGATCCACGGCATTACTGTTCAAGGCACCAATCGTGTCGATACGATGCAGTCGATGCTCGTCGACGATATCATACAGTTTCAGGATGTGCTCGTCAGTGACGCATGGTGCCGCTATGTCCTGCAATCGCCGCCTGTAAACAAGGGCGGCTGGTTTCAATTGAACGTTGCCATCGAAGCTGACGGCAATGTCAAATCCGGCGACAATCAGGAAGTCATTGTTCTTTTCACCGCCAACAGCAATGCCGTCGCCGTTCCCGTCTATGCCGAAACGACGGCGTATGTCCGGACAACGGCGGCGATGGCGGGCGCCCTCGATACCAGGCCGCAAAGGACCGACGGCGCACAATTGCTGACGGCTTCGATCACGCCTAGGCGCGTTGCAAACAAACTGCGCATCCAGGCCACGATCCCGTTCGGGTCCGTTGGCGACGGCGGGGTGTGGTTTGCACTGTTTCGCGACAATACCGCGGCGGCCTTCCACGCCGTGATTTCAGATGCAGCTAAAAACGACGCGAGCATTGCCAAACTCGATGTCGAAATCCCGGCAGCCGCGACATTGCCGACGACGATCGAACTTCGCTTTGGCAATTTAGCGGGAAACAGCCAGGCGGTTGGTATCAACGGCAACAGCGTCGGGCGCTGGATGGGTGGTGCGTCCCGCGCCACGCTATCGATCACGGAGCATACCTGAATGGACAGCGCTGAAATCACCGCTTTGGCCGAGGGCCTGGTGCCGTTCGTGCGCGAGTGCATCGCCGAGACCAATCCTGGCGCCGCCATGCTGCCGCCGGACCTGGCCGCCGAGGTGGCCCGCGCGGTGCGGGCGCTGCACGAGGCGCCGCCGCCGGTCGAGCGATCGGCGTCAAGGGTCGTTCGCATCGAACGCGACGACGATGGCAACCTTGTTCCGGTGTATGAGGCACCGCCGCCGTGAACGTCTATCTGTCGGAACATGCGGGCAATGCACTGCTGAACGCTTTGGCCGGCCTGATGGACGGCGGCTCGATCGAACTGTTGTCGGACGACGCCCGCACGCTCGCCGTGCTCAGATTGTCCGATCCGGCAACGCAAGAGGCAGACGGCGGGGAAATGGTGTTCAACAAGATCATCGACGAGGAGTCCGCGCGGGCGCAGGGCAACGCAGCCAGCGCACGCGTGCTCGGTGCTGATGGCGGCGAGGTGTTTCACTGCGATGTCGGCGATCAGAATTCTGACGCTGTCATCCAGCTCAACACCACCAGGATATTTCGCGGCGGGCCGGTGCGGCTGACATCCTTCCGCCTGGCGATGCCGGGAGGCGACAATGGCGGTTAATTATAACGCCACGCTGAAGTCGGCCCGGATGGCTGCGGTGATCGCTGCGGTCGACGGCGGATCGGGCGCCGGCACGCTGGAAATCTGTACCGCCGCCTATGCCTCCGTGCTGGCAACCATCACGCTGGCCGATCCATCCTTTACCGAGGCGGCCGGCGTCATCACGATGGCCGGCGTACCGCGCAGCGACAGCGCGGCCGATGCCACCGGCACCGCGGCGGTCGCACGCATCAAGGATAGCACGGGCACCGTCGTCATCAGCGGGCTGACGGTCGGCGCCGGTAGCGGCGACATTCAACTAAGCTCGACATCCATCTCCACCGGCCAGACCGTGTCGATCACGGCCGGCACCATTACGCATTCTGCCTGATGCAATTTATCCAGGGCGGCAAATCCAGCAACGCCAACGTCAACAACCCAGGTCATGCGAAGCAGGTCAACAAAGGGCCGCTGGTTGCGGCCGAGGCGGCCGATGCCGCGGTTGTGGTTGGTACGGTCGCTTCAGTTGGCGCCCTGGCGGCAAGCGAGGCGGCAGACATCGCGGCATTCGCCGGCGCTGGCGCAGCGGCCAGTGTCACTGGTGTCCTGTCCACAATCGAGGCGGCGGACAGTGCTTCGCTGGTCGGTTCGGTTGGTTCGGCCGGTGCGCTGTCCGCGAGCGAGGCGGCAGACACCGCCGCACTGACTGGCTCGATTGCTTCGGCCGGCGCACTGGCGGCGACCGAGGCGGCGGATGCCCTTGCCGCTGTCGGCGCGGTAGTCGATGCCGGTGCGGCATTCGGCAACCTGGCGACCAGCGAGGACGCCGACACCGCCGAGGCATCAGGCGAAGTCACGGGCGAGGTTGTCGTCCCACCGGTGTATGGCGGCGGCGGTTATCGCGAGGCTCCGTTGCCTCGGCCGTTTCCGGTCGAGGGTACGGGCTACGGCATCCTGCCGCCGATCGAGGGCAGGGCAAGGGGTGTCGTCGCTGTCGCCAGCGCCGGCCAGGGCCGGTTAACGCAACTCGCAGCCAGGGCGGCGGGATCGATCGGAGCCGCCGGCATCTCGCAGGCGCGGCTGGAAATCAAGGCGGCGGGGCATGGCCAGGCCGGCGCACAGGCAAAGGGTTTCGGCATGATTATGAAGCTCGATGGCGCCGCAATCGGGCGGTGCGATGACGACGAGGCTGCAGCGGTGCTGCTGCTTCTGGCGGCATAGGGGAAAGGCATGAACGACAAGCCAACCATCCCCGGTCCGCAATACACATGGGCGGAAGGGCTAGGCACCGCGCTGGCGCTGGGCCAGCGATGCCTGGCCGAACTGCGAGCAGTGACGCTAACGCCTGGGCCGGAAGGCAAGCCCGGCCCGGCCGGCAAGGACGGCGAGCGCGGCCAGAAGGGCGAGGCTGGCCGCAACGCCGCCGACCTGGCGTTGCTGCAACAATACATCGATGAGCGGGTGGAGCGGACGATCAAGGCGGCGTCAGTTACCTCGCCCGACGGCGGCCGCACGCTGCGCTGGGCAATCGGCGACACCGTGCATGAAATCAAGACCGCCGTTATTCTCGACGCCGGGGTCTGGAAAGAGGGCGCCGCCTATGTTGCCGGCGATGCCGTCAGTTACGGCGGCTCGCTGTTCATCGCAAAAACCGGGACGACGGAGAAGCCGGGCAAGTCGGACGAGTGGCGGCTTGCCGTCAAGCGCGGCAATGACGGCAAGGACTATCGCACGGAAGAAAAGCGCCAACCCGAGCCGGTGAGGTTCCGGTAATGCATTCTGTTCTGGAAATCATATCCGAAACTCCCGACAGCGCCGGGCCGGACCTGATCTCGCTCGACGATCTCAAACTCGCGCTGGGGATTACTGGCACCGCCGAGGATGCACAGTTGCAGGCCATGATCACGTTCCAGTCGCGCATCATTGCCGAATATTGCCATCGCCGGTTTGGGCTGGCCGAGGTGATGGAGACCTTTACCTTCGACCGCGGCGAGGTGATGCCATTGCGCGGTGCGCTGGTGCTGTCGCTCTATCCGGTGACGGAGGTGATAGAGATTTCCACCGGGACCGAATATGAACTCGATCCGCCCACGGGTCGGCTATGGCATGCCGCCGGCTACTGGAGTGGGCCGGTGATGGTCAATTATTCCGGAGGCTATGATCTGCCGGAAGAGGCACCGGCGCGATTGCAGAAGGCCGTGATCGAGGCGGTGCATGAAGGCCGCACGGTCGGCAGCCGCGATCCCTCAATTCGCGAGGTGCAGCACGGCGACACCAGGATCAGTTATTTCACGTCGAGCACGTCGTCGGCCTCGTCCGGGTTTCTGTCGGCGCCGGTGATCGACCTGATCAGACCCTACAGGCGGTTGTATGTCGCTTGATTATGGCGCGCTGCTCTACGACCCGGTCTATACCGAGATTGGCGTCTCGGCGGTGTTTATCTCTGGCGAAATCGAGGCGTCGCTGACCGTGATCGACGACACCAGGCCAAAGGTATTGCCGGCTGGGCCGGCGGAAGTGCGCAGCATGGGTCCCGGCGCGTTTGTGCGTATTCCGGAACTGGATGCGAACGGCATTACGCGCAACGACTGGCAGGACGCGGTGCTTAGTTTCAACGGCAAGGACTGGACGGTGCGCTCGTATGAATTGCGCGGCAGTCCTAACGGCGAGGATCAGGGCGAGGTGCGGTTCCTGCTGAGGGCCAGCGATGGCTGACATCAGGGAAGGCATCCTTTCGCGGCTGGTCGGCGTGGTGGCAGCCGTTCCTGGCATCAATTCGGTTCACCGCAACAACACCGACATCACCGACGACCAGATGCCGGCGGCATTGGTGCTCGACGGCGACGAAGATGTAGCCACCGACAAGTCGCAGCCGATGCTAGTGGAGATGACGCCGGAAATCCAGATCGTGGAGCAGTCCGGCGCGATCGGCTCCGACCTCACCACGTTCCGGGCGCAGCTGATCAAACTGGTTTTGTCCGATGCAACGATCAATGCGCTGACCGGCAGCAACGGCAAGATCCGCTATCTCGGATGTGAAACCAGTTTCGGCTGGCAGGAGAAACAGTACGGCGCGCTGCAAATGCGATTCTCGTTCAAGTACCCGCTGAAACTCACCGACCTTTAAGAGGAGACGATCACCATGCCTGTGTCGCCAGACGTCCAGAACTATCATATCGGAAAGGGCATCGTGTCCTTCAAGGAAGCTGGAGGATCGACGTTCGTCGATCTCGGCAACGCGCCGTCCTTTGTCTACACGCCGACGATCGAGAAGCTGGAACACTTCTCGTCGCGCGAGGGCGTCAAGACCAAGGACTTCACCGCCATCACCCAGGCTGGCGCGTCCATCAAGTTCTCGCTCGACGAGATCACCGGACTCAACCTTAGTTTCTTTGCACTAGCCGAGATGGACGAAACCGTGCCGGGCGAGATCACATTGGCCGGCCTGTCCAAGGCTGAGTTCACCGGCGAGATCCAGGTGATTGGCACCAACGATATCGGCCAGCAGGTCGACTTCCTTGCTACCGTTTCCTTCGTGCCGTCCGGTGATTTCTCGTTTATCACCGCCGAGGACGAGTTTACGGTGATCGAGATCGAGGCCGAGGTGCAGAAGGGCACCGATGGCGAGTTCGGTGTATGGACTGTCCGCGACACCGCGCCTGGCGGCGGGGCCGTTCGCGTCAAGACGGTCAGGGGAAAGATCGTTGACGACGAGACATCTAGTGACGAGACCGCCCGCCGTGAGGAACATAAGCATGGCTGATCTCTTGGACATAGCTCCGGCAACGGCGGTCGAGGCGGTCAGGATCTCCGGAGGCCAGCGGCTCGTCGTCCGCGGATTGAGCGGGAATGCGATCGCGGCCATAGCGGCGCGGTTTCCATCCATGGTGCTGCTGCTGGGTGGCGCTGACGCCAATGTCGCGGCGCGGTTGATCGGGCAGTTCGGGACCGCGATCGGGCCGATCATTGCTGCCGGCTGCGGGCATCTTGGCGACGAGAAAGCCGAAGCGATCGCCGACGCGCTGCTGCCGGAAGACCAGATGAAACTGGTCACGTCCGTCTATCGGCTGACATTCCCAAACGGGGTCGGCCCCGTCATGCAAATGGCCATGGCCATGATCGGGGAACCGGCCGCAGCGACAAAACCCGCACGGGTGCGCTTGAGGAAATCGCCATCGCCATCGCCGCTCTCGTCCGACGAGGATTTCCGCCCGATTATGCAATGACGCTGACGCCGCGGCAGGTCTCTGCCTGGCTCGAATTCAACGACAAGCTGGACCGTGCCGACCGCGCTAATGCGCTGGTGACGGCGGCGGTCGGCGCACAGGGCGATCAGAAGTCGATCGAGAAGATGATCAAGGAGCTATCGGCTGGCTGAGTTCAAGGTAACCACCAACGGGCCGGACTGGCTGCAAGCGATGCGCGACAAGCACGCGACGGTGGCCGAGGCGGCTGTGGCCGCGCTGCGGGAAACGTCGGCCAATGCCGTGCAGGAAGGCCGCCAGGATATCGCGAGGGCCGGGCCAGGGTTTCGCGAGAACTGGCAGAAGGGTTTGCAGTACCGCACCAAGGGCGCAAAGCAAGGCGACACGCCGTCCCTGCAAGCGAAGGCCACGATCTATCATCGCTACGGCATCGCCGGGGTGTTCGAGCACGGCGCGACGATCCAGGGCAAGCCGCTGTTGTGGATACCGACCACGCGCGGCGGGCCGGCACCGAAGAAGTCCGGCAAGAAGCTGGTATCGGCGACGGTCAATGGCAAGCCGATGCTGTTCGACAAGGACGACCGCAACCGCGACCGCAGGCCGCTTTATGTCGGCGTGCCGCAGGTTCGCATTCGAAAGCTGTTCCACATCACTGAGATCGTGAAAAAACACGTGGCGAAGATCGCCCGGATCTTCATCAAGCACTTCAAGGACAACTGATGGCCGAGAAACTATCGATCCAGATCGCGCTCGATGGCGGCGAGGAAATCCGGCGGCAGCTTGCCGGTATCGGCGAGGCCGGACAAAAGGCGTTTCAGGATATCGCCAAGGCCGCGGAACAGGCCGGCGGGTTCAGCAACCTCAAGCCGGAAGAGGTGACGGCAAAGCTCAAGGATATGGGCATCGTCGGAAAGGATGCGCTCGACAAGATATCGGGCGCCGTTGCAAGCGCTACCCGGATCGAACGACTGGCCGGGGTCGTCGAGAAGATAGAGGGAGGCTTTGCCAGGCTGGCCCAGGGTGCCTTGGGGTTTGCCCGCGTGCTCGGTCCCATCGGGGTTGCGGCCGCGGCTGTCGGGACCAAAGTTGTTGAGGCCATGAACGATGCCGCGAAGGCATTCCGCTCCGTCGAAGAGGCTGCGGCCAAGGCCGGAATCTCGATCGAAAAGTTCGACCGGTTGCGCCAGAGTTTTGAAAAGGGCGGTATCTCGGGAACGGGCATCGAGGCGGCGATCCAGAAGATCAGCGAGGCCGCCGAGAAGGGCAAGATTGCTCAGGTAGCGAAGGATCTGGAGCTACTGCAGGAAGCCGCCAAGCGTGGCTTCGGTGGAATTGGTACCGCGGAGTTGAGCCGCCTGATCGAAACCGCACAGGGGATCGGGCCGGCGGCGGATGCCGCGCGCAAGGCACTCGACAAGCTCGGCGTTTCCATTCCTCCGGCCGCGCTGCAAACTCTGGAGCAGCTGGCCGCCAGCGCCGGCACGACCAAAGAGGCGCTGGTCGCATTCATCGCCCAGCTGGAGGGCATCAAGGATCCCGCCGAGCGCAACGCGGTGGCGTTTCAGCAGATGGGTGCGGCCGGCCTGGAGATTGCAAGGGCGATCAACACCGGGGCTATTTCCAGCAAGCAGTTTGCGGAAGGCGTCGCCACCGACGCCGCCACCATTACGCAGTCCATGGCCAACTCTGCCAACGCCGCTGAACAGTCAAGCAACAGGATGTCGGCTGCGTGGGAAAGGTTCAAGCAGACCGGAGACATAAGCCAGTTGGGTGTTGCGTGGGATGCGTTCGCGCAAAAGGTAAGCACGGCGGTTGGTGATTCCATTCAGTTGATCGGCAGCCTGATCAGCAAGATAGGCGAGCTTGCGAGCGCGGTGGGCGGCTCGATCTGGGATACCTTCTCCAGCGCTGGCAAGGCTGCGATCGATGCTGTTGTCGGCGCGTTCGATTTTCTGATTGGCAAGATTAAGGAAGCCTTGGGCTGGCTGGGCAAGGTGTTCGGCGGCGGCGGGGGTGCCCAACCGGAAGCGCCAGGCTTTGCCAGCGGCGGTCCGGTCGGCGGTCGCGGCACCGGCACCAGCGACAGCAACCTTGCCTGGGTATCTCGTGGCGAGCACATCATGCCGGCCAATGCGGCGCGGCAGCCGGGCGTGATGGCGTTCCTGGAGGCACTGCGGCGAAGCGGCGGCGACCTCGGCCGGGTGATCGATCGCATGGGGCGGTTCGCGCTGGGCGGGCCGGTGGGCATGCCGGCGCTGGCCGGCGGAAGCCTTGGCGGCATGAGCAACGTCACCATCCAGTTTCCCGGAATGCCGGACATTACTGGTCTGCGCGCCTCGTCCAGTGTGGTGGACGAACTGCGCAAGGCGGCGGCGATGGCGCAGGTTCGTTCCGGCGGGCGTAAACCGAGCAGGTACACTTGATGCCAGCCTATACGCTGCTTGATATCGACGGCGTTGATTTTTCCCAGTACGCGGTGCGCGGCATCACCATGACGCTGGAGCCGATCGACCAGGCGGCGAGCCTGGCGCGGGATTGCCGGGGCCAACTGGCCGACATCTCGCTGGCCCAGTTTCGACAGTACAAGGTCTCGATTTCCTGCACCGATCATGAGGCGCCGGAACTAACCGACGTCTGGCCGGGCATGGATGTCACCATCACCTGCATTCCCGGACTGGGCGCCGCCAACACCACCGGCGACGTGTTGACCATTCTTGCCAAGGTGACGGCCTGGAATACTTCGCGCGACGAGTGGGCGGCCGAGGTGGCTTGGCAGCTTGAGGCCGAGCAAAGGATAATCTGAAATGCCGGCGGGGCTGCCATACTTTGCCTGGATCGATCCGGGCGAAACCGTGTTCGGTCCGGAGCATATGCGCTGGGACGAGAGAATCTTTTCATTCGATGTATCTCAATCGGAGGGAGATCCAGCCAGCCTGACGGTGACGGTTCGCCGTCCGCGCAATGTCGGCGGCAATCCGATCGGGTTGCTCGGTCCAGGCCGCAAGATATGGGCATGGTTTGCACTCGACTGCGGGTCTGATCTGTTCAGGTTTCGCGGCAGGCTGGTCGGCGTGCCTACCAGCCTGTTCGAGGATCTGGTGACGCTGGAGTTCGTGGCACGGCCGATCGACCTGGTGGCGCAGAAAGAAGCGCTTGCCGACACCTTGCGCGTGCTGCCCTATTACGACGAGGTGGTGATCGATCCGTCGCGGCGCACCGATCCGGAAGTCGTGCTGGAGGGGTACAGCAGCAACTGGCACTATGATCGCGAGACCCATGTGCTGACGGTCTCCGACGAGATCAGCGGCGAGGACGGCCTCGTCGAGTTCGACGGCGCATCTGAAGGCGGCAAGGTGCTGTGGGACGGTCTTTCGCTTTCGCTCAGTAGCGGGCCGCTGGCGCGGGTTGACGTCAATGCTGAATTCACCTGGACGCAGCAGGCTTCCGGCAATGTCGATCTGACGCAGTACCTTGTCGAGAACTGGCCAAACGAAGTCGCCTACAACCAGCCCGGTGTAATTACTTCGTTCAGTTTCACCGCCGACAACTGGCCGAAGAGCGGCGCCGGGCTTGGCGACGGCTGGACGGTTGCGGAAGCCACCAGTTCCGAGGTCTACGACCTTGAGATAAAGACTGACACCGGCACAAGCGAAGTGTCAGTCAAGTGGTGGGACGGCGCCAACACCACCGTGAAAACATCGTGGAACTATGCCCATTTCACAGTGACGCCGCCGGGTTCGATCGAATACTCCAGGATTACGGTTAGTTTCACCCAGTCAACCAAATGGATTCTCATCCCACCGCCGGAGGGCGGCACTTTTGCAGTGTCGTACAACAAGAGCCTCACCGACGTCATGTCGATTTTGCCATTGCACTATGTCAGGCCGACGCTGTCGGCGACCTATACTGCGGCGAGGCAATGCACCGAGTCGGTAGCGTTTTCCCTGTTCGCCGACGTGCAGCACGTGCTGACCGATCCCGATGACGGTGAGGCGTTGCTGATCGACGATATCAGGTCGGTTAATTTGAGCGAGGCGATCGACGGCGAGGTTCCGATCGTCGACCCCAGACGGCGTTCCTACATTGCAACCGATCGCGGCAACCGCAGCCTGGAGCACCTGATAGCCTTGGCGCGGGCGCATCTGTTGAAGCGGGCGCGGGTGGTTGAGATCGGATTTGTTCCGAAACTGGAACGGATGCCTGAGGTCACGCTGCGCAAAAATGTGTTCCTGATCGAGCCGCGGGTCGGCGAGGCACTCGGCAAAATCATCGGCTATTCGCTCTCCCTCGACGGCTCGGACGGCCGCATCAATTGCGAGGTGCGGATGGGCTGTGCGATCGGCCGCGGCGGATCAGCGGTAGCTGACGGCGGGCAACCGACCTATGCCGAGGTCGAATACACCGGCGCAGACTACCAGCAGTTTACCGGGCGCATCGTGTTGTTCGATACATCGGTGGGCTATCAGCCGCCGAATGCCTCGCCGAATGACGACGGCATCGATTTTCTGTCCACTCTCAGTGCGCAGGACTTCATTGAAACCGGCCTGGTTGTCGAGAACGGCCCCGAGGCCCAGCGGGCTCATCTTGAAGCGACCATCCACGACAACCCATCATTCTGGTCGGCTCAAGCGCTCGCGGAAACGCCGGATCGGAATGATCTGGTGAAGGCGCGAGCGGACGCTGTCAACAATGCGTTGAAGGAGGTCGAGACCCGCGCAACCTTCAAGCTCAAGAGCATGTCGCGCGAGTTTGCCAGCGACTACCAGATCGAAGTCACGGATCTGAAAGTACCGACCGGCTACGATCTGGAGGCGGTATGATGGCTGGATTTGAAGTCATTGTACGCCCGGCCGTCCTGCCTGGCATCCGTCCGCCGCCGCCTCGCATCCTGGCGCCAGAGGATGATCCAACACGTGGCATTGCGGTTCTGAGAGGCTTGGGCGGCAAGCTGGTCGACCTGACACAAAGCGAGCAGGCCAGCTGGACAAGATCCAGGCCTGTGGAAGTCAAGCGCAAGGTCGATGTGGAGCGTATCTACAAGATGGACGATGACGGTTCAACGGTACATCGGGGCACTTTTGTCGATGTCGAGCGGATGACAAAATTGACGACATATGACGTTAACGGCAACAGGACCGAAACTCGTTTTGCCATTCCGCCGGAGCGGCCGAACGTCGAGGTGCTGAAAGAAAATCAGGAACGGCTCAACGAAAATTACCAGGGGCCAACTGAATGACAATAGTTTATGTCACCACAGGTGCCTGGGGTACCGGGTCTGGTGCTCCGAACAGCGCCGCGCAGGTCGATGGCAACTTTTACGATGTCGACCAGCGCATCGTCGACCTGGTGGGAGACCTTGCCGAAGGCAAGCGCATCGACACGGTAACCTATACGTCCAACAGCATGACGTTCCATTACACCGACGGAACGTCGCAGGTTATCCCGCTGCCTGTTGCATCGCTGACCCTGGTCGGCGAGTGGACAAA